CCCTCATTTTTCCCCGAGGGTAGTATTTTCAGACACTTTTTATAATGCTCGGCTGGCTTTCAACCTTCCTCAAGGTGTGGTGATGCCTAACTCCTTTCAAGCGCGTTAAATATTAATGGAAAGTCCCTCGAGCATTATCAAAAGTGTCTGAAAACTAGTATAAACAGTATTAAACAGTATTAAACTATATTAAAAGTATCTATCTTCTTGCTATGATTTGGAGGTGATGTGCAATGGGAGATACAAAAAGAAAACAAGCACCGGCTACAACGCCTCAGGGAAGGGAAAACCAATTAGTTGCACTTGCAACTGACCTTGCTGAAAAACAAATGCGTGATGGGTCTGCATCATCCCAAGTTATAACTCATTATCTTAAACTTGGGTCAACAAAAGATCAGATTGAAAAAGAAATTTTAATTGAGCAGAAAAAATTAATTACGGCAAAGACAAATGCTATTCAATCATCAAAAAAAGTTGAAGAACTTTATCTTAATGCTATTACAGCTATGAGAAGTTACTCTGGTAATGGAGGATCTGACGATGATGATGACGAAGAATAAAAAATATTCCGAATTAATTAAGATTCCAACATTTGAAGAAAGATTTGAATATCTAAAATTAAAAGGTGTAGTTGGTAAAGATACATTTGGGTTTACAAGATGGATTAATCAAGTTCTTTATACATCCACTCAATGGCGATCTTTGAGAAGAGAAATTATTATTAGAGATAATGGGAATGATCTAGCTTGTGACGGATTTGAAATTTATGGTGCAATGTTAATTCATCACATAAATACAATTACTTATGATGATGTTGTTAATAGAAACTCAATAATATTTGATCCTGAAAATTTAATAACCACAAGATTAAAAACTCACAACGCTATACACTATGGAGATTCGAAATTATTAAGTGTGGGTCCAATAGAAAGAACAAAAAATGATACCTGTCCTTGGAAGTAAAAATTAAAGAAGGGGGAACTTTTATGGAGAGTATACTAACCTCAATAAAAAAGTTATTAGGAGTACAAGAAGAAGATATAAATTTCGATCCTGATATTACAATGCATATTAATTCGGTATTCTTTATTCTTAATCAGTTAGGCGTTGGTAATATAAGTGGCTTTTCTATAATAGACAAAGTCAAAGTATGGACCGATTATATTCCTGATGATGCAAATCTTAATGTTGTCAAATCGTATATGTATTTAAAAGTCAAACTCCTATTTGATCCACCATTAAGTAATGCATTAATCGAAATAATTAAAACTCAAATAGCAGAACTTGAATTTAGAATAATGATAACCGTCGATCCTAAACCTATAGTGACACCGATTATAGTAAATGATGAGGAGGTACTAACATGGTAGTTGATCAAGTGCTAATACACAATGGAATATTAGGTATGCATTGGGGGCATAAGAAAACAGCAGGTTGGAATCCAAAAGATAACTCAGCAGCTAAACAACACATAGCAAAATCTGGCGGAGCAATAGCAAAACCTTTTACTAAATCTAATACGACAAAGACCACTTCTCTTGGACCACGATTAACTGATGCTCAACTTAAATCTAGAATTAATAGATTGGAAATGGAACAGAAATATGCTAATCTTACAAAGAAACAAATGTCACCAGGAAAGAAAATGGTTCTGGATATGCTTACAAATACGGCTAAAACAACTGTAAGCGCGTATCTTTCTAAATATATGAATAAAACGTTAGAGTCACTTATGAATGCTAAAGTTGCTACTCCAACACCTAATGCTACTCCAACACCAACACCTCATGCTGCACCAACACCTCACGCTGCTCCTAACAACAATTCAAATAATCAGTCTAATACTCGTCGTACAAGATATGGCACCACTAGAGATTGGACAGCTAATCAACTATTACTCCCATGGCAATAATATTATGAGTTTATCTAATACAGCAACACCTAAATATTATGGCGAGTTTAAAGATGCTGTAATAAGAGGGGATATACCAGTCTGTAAAGAAATATCTATGGAGATGAATCGTATAGATGACCTCATAGATAATCCTGGAATATATTATGACGATGAGGCAGTTAAAGGGTTTATTGATTATTGTGAAAAGGAAACCACATTAACCGATGGAACAGATTTACACATGCTTGATAGTTTTAAAGTGTGGGCAGAACAAATATTTGGTTGGTGGTATTTTATAGAAAAAAGTATTTATGAGCCAGATCCAAAAACACATGGTGGGCGTTATGTTCGTAAAAATGTTAAGAAGCGATTAATAAGTAAGCAGTATTTAATCGTTGGTAGAGGTGCTGCTAAATCCATGTATGCTTCAGGTATACAAAGCTATTTCTTGAATGTTGATACATCGACTACTAGTCAGATAACTACAGCTCCGACGATGAAACAAGCAGAAGAAGTAATGGCTCCCATAAGAACGTCTATAATAAGATCGAAGGGTCCGTTATTTAAGTTCTTAACCGAAGGATCTTTGCAAAATACTACAGGGTCAAGAGCTAATCGAATGAAACTTGCTTCAACTAAGAAGGGTATTCAAAACTTCCTAACAAATTCTTTGCTTGAGGTACGTCCAATGAGCATCGATAAACTTCAAGGATTAAGACCTAAGGTATCTACAGTAGATGAATGGCTATCCGGTGATATAAGAGAAGACGTTGTTGGAGCAATCGAACAAGGAGCATCGAAATTAGATGATTATCTAATTATTGCAATAAGTTCCGAAGGTACAATTCGTAATGGTAGTGGTGATACTATTAAGATGGAATTAATGGACATATTAAAAGGTGATTATATTAATCCTAATGTATCTATTTGGTATTATAGACTGGATGATATAGAAGAGGTTAACGATCCATCTATGTGGCTTAAAGCAAATCCAAATATTGGTAAAACAGTATCATATGAAGCGTATCAACGTGATGTTGAAAGAGCTGAAAATGCCCCAGCATCTAGAAATGACATATTAGCAAAGCGTTTTGGAATACCAAAGGAAGGCTATACATATTTCTTTGCATATGAAGAAACCCTTGCACATAAACCACGAAATTTCTGGAATATGCCTTGTGCTATGGGTGCCGATTTATCACAGGGGGATGACTTCTGTGCCTTTACCTTTTTATTTCCATTATCACGTGGTCAGTTTGGAATTAAGACACGAAGTTATATTACTGAATTAACATTGAAGAAGCTACCAGGGGCTATGAGAAATAAATATGAAGAGTTCATTGAAGAAGGCAGTCTAATCATCATGGATGGCACAGTTCTAGATATGATGCAAGTCTATGAGGATTTGGATGAACACATTATAAGATGTCGTTATGATGTTAGAACTTTTGGATTTGATCCTTATAACGCTAAAGAGTTTGTAGCTAGATGGGAACAAGAAAATGGTCCATTTGGTATTGAGAAAGTTATTCAAGGCGCAAAAACAGAATCAGTTCCTCTTGGTGAAATTAAGAAATTATCTGGAGAAAGAATGTTATTGTTCGACCAAGCTCTAATGGCCTTTGCTATGGGGAATTGTATAACTCTTGAAGATACAAATGGTAATCGTAAATTATTAAAGAAACGTTATGATGAAAAGATAGATAATGTTGCTGCTTTACTGGATGCATATGTGTCATATAAGGCTAATAAAGAAGCATTTGAGTAAGGAGGTGAGCCACCATGGAAGGTGACTAATAAGCCTAAGAAGGGGAGTAGTAAATGAAATTTAATGATAGACTACAACATGCTTGGAATGCATTCACGAACAAAGACCCCACTAATTCCAACTGGCAAGGAAATGGTCCTGGATATTATACAAGACCCGATAGAACTAACTTATCCTCAACTAGCCGTCAATCAATAGTGTCGTCTTTATATAATAGAATGGCGATAGATGTGTCATCTGTTACTATATCACATGTTCGACTTGATATAAATAAAAGATATTTGGAAGATATGGATTCATCACTTAATAAAGCATTAACCATTGAGGCCAACCTTGACCAAACAGGACGTTCATTGATACAAGATATAGTAATGTCTATGTTTGATGAGGGGAGTGTCGCCGTAGTACCAGTAGACACTACATTAGACCCAACAGTTAGTGGATCATACGAAATACAAACTTTAAGAGCTGGAAGAATAGTTCAATGGTATCCAGAAATGATACAAGTAGAACTTTACAATCAGAAAACAGGATATAAAGAACTAATTACTGTACCAAAAAGTATGGTTGCTATAATTGAGAATCCTTTATATGCTGTAATGAATGAATCTAATTCTACTTTAAAACGTTTAATTAGAAAATTAAGTATTCTGGATGCAATTGATGAACAAAGTGGATCTGGTAAGTTAGATATTATTATACAATTACCTTATGTAATAAAAACCGAAGCACGTCGTCAACAAGCTGAAATTCGACGTAAAGATATAGAAATGCAGTTAAGTGGTTCGAAATATGGTATTGCATATGCTGATGGAACCGAAAAGATCACTCAGTTAAATAGACCAGCAGAGAATAATTTGATGTCCCAGATCACATATCTAACGAGTATGTTATACAACCAGTTAGGTTTGACCGAGGCTGTCTTTAATGGAACTGCTGATGAAAAAACAATGCTTAACTATTTTAATCGAACGATTGGCCCAATTTTATCAGCCATAACCGATGAGATGAAGAGAAAGTTTCTAACTAAAACTGCTCTAAGTCAGAATCAGTCTATTACTTATTTCAGTGACCCATTCAGACTTGTGCCTGTTAGTGAATTAGCTAACATTGCAGATAAGTTCACACGTAACGAGGTCTTATCTTCTAATGAAGTTAGAGGTATAATAGGATTTAAGCCATCAGTAGATCCTAAAGCTGATGAGTTACGTAATAAGAATTTAAATAACACTGGACAAGCCCCTACCGGCCCTAATGGATCGACACTTCCAACAGATCAAAATGGGGTTATTCAACCACCTACTCCAATGGAAGGTTCAGAACAAGATGCTATATTTAACAGTATGCTTGATGGTTTAGAATCAGATATTAATAAAATAATTTCAGATTCAGGAGTCTCTCTTAATAAAGGAGATGGTTCAAATGGATAGAGTTGAGGAGTTCCTTCAACATTATGCGTCTGAGTTTTATGACCCTACAAAAGCACATGACTATTATATTAAAAATAGACAACTTACTGGAAGAACAACTAGTAAGATGAGCACTATCCAAAAAGAAGCATGGGCTTATTCTAAAGATGCCATAAAGAATAAAAAGAACTTAGAAGTTACTACCAATCAAAATACCGAAGTAAAAAGCATAGATCAACTTAGAGCTGAAATGTCCAAAACCCGTGAAAGAATCAGTTCAAAATTAAAACTTTTAAATGATGCAATTACAGCAAAAACCGACCAACAAAACAAAGTCATACAAGATAAAAGGAAGGCTGAAATTGATAGCCTACCGCCTATACCGAAAAAAATAAGTGCTGCATCAAGAGCAATTTTGGTTGAACAAAGATCAAAAGAGATATCTAGCATAAATGATGGAGCAAAAGACGACAAACTAGCTGTAAGTGGTGATTCTAAAAAACAAAGGACCGCCAACAGTGCAGACACCGCATCAAATAGAGGAGCAATTCAAGCCTCTTTGAAAGATGCAATAGGTAATATCAGAACACAGTACAAAGCCGCAAAAGTTAAACTCGATGCTGACTACGAAAGTAAATATCAGACAGAGTATAACAACATAATTAAAAATATTGCGGGGAATGCTCCTAAAGCAAAAAGAAAATAAGGCTGACGCTAAGGAGAAAAAGGAGGAATTATTTATTACAATGGCGTGAGGGAAACTAAGCGTTAAATGTAATTATAATTTATAAAACTTAATAATTAAACTACTTATTAATAAGGGAGGAAATTAAAGATGGCAAAATTTGACTTTAGTGGTTATGCCACTAAGAACAATCTGACATGCTCAGACGGACGAGTTATTCGTAAAGATGCATTTCTAGAAAATGACGGGGTAGT